AGGTGGCAACTCGACCGATATTCCTGACATCATTGTAGCAGGTGACTCAACTAACCAAAGCGGACAAGAGATAGTACCACTTTCATTCAGTGGAGACCTCTACATTGCAAGACAGAACTCACTGACAAGAAACCCGATAGTTGCTCATATTGATGAATGCACTAAGAAATACTACCTTGCTTGGGTAACACATTCAGGTGCTCCATTCTCATACGGCTTCGATGGCAACACTGTCAAGAAGTCTTCTGTTGAGAGAACGGTCATCACCTCTTACTCTGGTTTTGACACTGTGGCAGAGATAGAGCAGCATCTTGAATGGGAACTCAGAAGTGGTGTGGTTGACAAGGAGACATACGACATCTTCGCTGACATACTTGATAGTCCTTACTTGTACCTGTACTCAGTTGAAGAAGACAAGTCTTGGTACTGCACACTACAGGACAATGACTTCACTTGGAAGAAAGTCAAGACAGAACGTCAACCATTGAACTTGACATTGAACTTGAAAGAATGTTCAACAATAAATAAATAAAAGTATCATCAAATGCTTAGACTTTTCAAAAAGACACCATCTGGACTGGAAGAGTTCGATTTGTTAGAAGGCTCAATCAACATACCTCTAACAACAGCACAGACCAATCCAACCAATCCAACAAAATACATAACAGAGTACTCAAAAAGTGTAACACTCCCATTGACACCACACAACCTGCAGCTGATGGACTTCTACACTGAGATGGACTCTGTCATTCTGTCTGGGAGATACACTCCTGTCTTGCCACTTGAGGTTGTTGTCTGCAATGACAATGACATTATCTTCGAAGGCAAACTCAAACTCGAAAAGGTGAATGACTACAAGGGCAACCGCAATATGGAATGCACTCTCTACGGCAAGATGAATGACTTCTTCAACATAATGCTCAACACCACATATTGGTATGACAGTGTTGTAAGTACAATCATAGGATACGACGACAACAATGAACCCATTGTTGTAAATACACCAGTCAACACCAACGGAATGCATGTCCTTGACAACACATTGGACACTGGCTACAATATTTGTAAAGAAACCGTCCTTGAGTCTTGGAGAACACAACCTTACGGCTACACTGGAATAGCAGCTCATATTGCTACACTCAACCCAGTAAAAGCATCTACCTACAATCCAACTTCATCACAGAGTCATTCAATCATTGCATGGGCACCAACAGAACAAGGCTCCTACAACAACTTCATTTCAGACAAAGTCATCGTTAGGGGTTACACTCCGGGTGCTAATGATACATACAATATGGATCTATGTCGAGGTGGTACACAAGATGGAGTAGTTGTTGACATTGTTGGAACAACTAAAGAACTTAGATACATTACTATAACAGAAGATAATAGACCAATGGCTGAAGCAGTCATAGGTAATGGAATAACAGAAAGACAATGGTGTCAATACAGAAGTTACTACCAGAAACCTACTGTTTATGTCAACCACATTTGGCAGACTTACAAGAACCTGTCTGAAGAGCTCACTGGACTGAAACTTGAACTTGACAATGAGTGGTTCAACACGAGCAACACAAGATACACTGACTTGGTGTACACTCTTCCCGATTTGCAGCAAGAGCAGAAAAAGAACTCAGGTGGTGACAGCAGTACATCTGTAAACTTTGCCAATGTCTCACTCAACTGTCACGACTATGCTTTTGGTACAAGTGGCGCAAAGAATGGAATAGCTACGATAACAGGAACATCAACCGCAATACAGAACGGACATGTCGTAATACCTGCAAACAACACAGGCTACTACACATTCAAACATAAACTTGGCATTTACATTAAAAGAAACGGCAATCTCGGAAATAATAGTAGTTATTCTCTTTGCTACGGCGACGGTTTATCCTCTTGCATTGATCTTCAGGTAGCATTCAGAAATGTCAATGACTCAACAGAAGTCAACACATACAACTTCAAGATAACAGATGAGAATGACAACAGTTGGACATCTGCTGCAACAGACACGATGCTAAAAATGGGAACCAACTCTTGGGCTGATAATCCACAGACAATCCACTTTACACTTGAGGGAGAAGTTCTCATTGGACAGAACAACACTAATGCAGACAAAGAGTATGAGATGGTACTTTCAGTCTACTGTCAGAATGGAAACATTGACGGTGGTCGTGGAAAGGCTCTGTTCCAGTCGAGAGGCCGTATCGCAAACATCAATGCACTTGCTCAGTCCGGAACAGATGCCCCGTTGTTCACATTTAGCAACTTGGAATCATCAATCAAAATATCAGAAGAAACAAGATCCGAGTTCCCATTGGAAATGAAGAACCTGTTCCCTGCAAACTGGTCTCCGTTCAACATACTGCTTCAGTACACCAAACTCTTCAACCTTGTCTGGGACTACAATCAACTTGAAGGCAAAGTAACCGTAATGACAAGAGAGAAATGGTTCTCACTGCATCAAGATGAGATATTAGACTGGACGAACAAGATAGACAGAGGAAGAGAGTTCTCTTTCAAACCACTTGCTTGGGACAAGAAATATGTACTCTTCAACTATGACGATGTTGAAATGGACTGGCTTGATACGTACAAAAACACCTACAATGTGCCTTATGGTTCCAAACGAATAACAACACAGTACAAGTACAATAACGAGACAGAGGAGCTATTCTGCACATCAGACAGTGATACTATTGCACCTTCAGTAATGGTGTCTTCATCAAGATTCCCTCTTCAGGAGATTGTTTCTACTTCACCTACATACCAGCAGTACCTTGAGACGTTTATTGGCAACCGCAAGGACAACAAAGCATCAAACATCTGGGGTCAGTTCTTCTTCAGAAACAATCTCTCTACTTGGGACAGCACTGGTGGAAAGATGAATGTACTTACAGACTGTAACTCAAATGGTGACTATGCATTGACTATGTTTAGAAATATGGGCATATCAATAGTTGATGACACAAGATTCCAAGTCAGAAGAAACATCTTCGCAGTTGACATGACCGTGTATTCAGCTTCAATGGACAGAAGAGTTGTTGTACCTTCAGGTTGCAGACCAGTTTTCTCAACCTATGACAAGAACGGAGAACACTGCTGCATAATGTCAAAACCTGCAATGACATTCTACAATGAGCAAGCACCAGAAATGTACAAGACAATAACTGTACCAAATCCAATATCTCCACTGAGACCTTTGATAGTAAGAATACCATTTGTGGACTTGGTGCCTGATGTCTACACTGAAAGATGGAGCAACATCATACAAGAGCAGTACAATGAGCAGAACAAACTCCTTACTTGCTATGTCAAACTAAAAGATATGGACTTCAGAAACCTTACTTGCAACCGTTTTGTCAGAATAGGAAATGTGTTATACAGTATCTACAAAGTGGATGACTTCAAACTTGGCATTGGTGGAATGACAAAAGTTGAGTTGCTTCAAGTATGGGATATGAAAAAGTATGTCGGAGAATATTATACGGAAATAAACACCGACCAAAAAGTACATCCATCACCTAAACCGGAACCCGACTCAGGTTCAGGTGAAGGTACACCCGGTGGAGACTCCGGTTCAGGCTCTGGTTCAGGCTCTGGTTCAGGCTCTGGTTCAGGCTCTGGTTCAGGCTCTGGTTCTGGCTCTGGTTCAGGTACTGGCTCAGGCTCAGGTGGAGAATCTGGTTCAGATCCAGTAGATTTGACTACTCCGTTCTTTGTTGAAAACATCACTAATGAAAACGAGACATTAAGTATTGTTAAGTATAACTCTTCAACACCTACTTTGTCAATAGAATATTCAACAGACAAAACAAGATGGAACACTTTAGGAAATACTTCAACTACTGCTTTGACTAGACCTCTTGCACCTGGAGAAAAACTTTATTTGAGATGCAATACGAATGCGTGGTCCAATAATATTATTAAAGGTGTAAGCAAAGTAGGTGGAAACATAATGAGTCTTTTGTACGGAGACCAGTTTTCTGATAAAACAAGTTTTCCGAGTGGAAGTATAAGCAACTTTCATGAAATATTTTACATTAATCGTAGACTTGTTACCGCTTCAGAACTTTTGTTGCCAGCTACTACTTTGACAAAATATTGTTATAGGGAAATGTTCAGTGGTTGTACTTCATTGACTTCAGCACCTGCATTGCCTGCTACTACATTAGCAGACTATTGTTATTATAATATGTTTGGTGGTTGTACTGCGTTAATTTCAGCACCTGCATTGCCTGCTACTACATTAACAGACTATTGTTATTCTGGTATGTTTGGTGGTTGTTATTCATTGACTTCAGCACCTGCATTGCCTGCTACTACATTAACAGACTATTGTTATTCTTACATGTTCAGTGGTTGTTATTCATTGACTGTGACACCAGAACTTCCAGCTACTACTTTGACTTCTCATTGTTATTCTGACATGTTCCGGGGTTGTACTTCATTAACAAAGGCACCAGAACTTCCAGCTACTGCTTTGGCAAACTCTTGTTACATGGGTATGTTCGATGGTTGTACTTCTCTAAATGAAGTAACCTGCTATGCAACATCGTACATTAATGTAAGTTATTCTACTGAAGCTTGGCTCAAAGATGTCGCTTCTACTGGTACCTTTACCAAAGCTGCAGGCGTTACTTGGCCTTCAGGCAGGAATGGTATACCTTCAGACTGGACTATTAAAGAAGCATAAGAATATTTTCTAAATAAAATAACATAAAATATCATGGCAACAGAGAATAAAAGAATGGCCCAAAGAATAGATACCTTAACCAACTGGAACACAAATAACCCTGTGATCCAGCCAGGTGAGGTCTGTTTGATACAAGGCTCTACTGACTACAAAGTCAATGTTTCTTCTTCACCAACTACATTTTCAAACTGTCAACTTTTCCAAGGTCTCCCTTCCACCCCTCCTTCTGCAAACAACGGAAGAACAACTCTCTACAAAGCTACAGGTGAAGAGGTTGGACATTGGACTGCAAATCAGAGTGCAAACAACAATGTTAGCTTGCCTAACTTCGTTGGTGATGCTAAGGCAGGTTTCAAGGATGCTGCAAGCTTAATCAAAGTGTTTACTAACACTGACTGGACGGCACAGACTACAGTAAAAACCCTAATACCAAATGCAATACCTACTGACCTTTTGTGTTGCATATTGAGAGAGTTTGCATATTTGCTTAAGAAAGATGGCACACAAACTGCAGATGTATCTGCACAGACTGCAATACTGAGTGCTCTTCAGATGGTTCCAGGCCTTGACAGATAAAATAATACAAAACAAATGACACTTAATCTTCCATTATACAATATCACACCAGATATGGACGATGTCAACCAAGGAATGTTCCTTGTTAGTCTTGTTGAAGAACCTGCTGTGGAAATAGACTTTCTAGCATTTGCTAAAGAGAACATGCTTTTCGCAGTGCAAGACACCGACAAACATATCGTTACTGGTGTATCAATACTTGCAGACACACCTATTTACAGACGTACCAAGAATGGTGAGTTCTACGTTCAGTTCCGTAAAGAGGACATTCCTGCAATCGTCGAAAAGTTCATGCAGAGAGGACTTTCAAACTTCATCAACATTCAACACGATGAGACTACTCTTTCAAACACTGATGCAGTATTAGTAGAGTCTTACTTCATCAACAAAGAAAGAGGCATTGTACCAAATGAGTTTGCAAATGTTACTGATGGCTCTTGGATCACTTCTTACAAGATAATGAATGATGAGATTTGGGAGCAGATCAAGAATGGCGACCTTAAAGGATTTAGTATTGAGATCTCTGCTGAACTTGAACCTGTGAAACTTGAGAAACAGAAAACAGAAGAAGAGCAGATGGATGAAGAGATAATGACAAACTGCTTTGCATTGGATCCTGCAATGGCTGCAGCAATCAATGAAGCCACCAAAGTAATGGACAGTGTAAACATTGAAAAAGAGAACATTGACTTAAACATCTTCAATGAAGCTTCAGTAAAATATGCAATGGAAAACCATTATGTTGTATTGTTGAACTACACAGGCAATGAAGCAACAGGATTTAGACAAGGCGCAGTCTCAGCATTTGGTTACACATCAGCTGGAAATAAGGCAATCCGTTTCCACGAGTTTTCTGGTGCATCAGAGTCAGGAACAATGGATTGGAAAATACTTCTTTGGGATGACATTCAAGAGTTCCACGTGGTTGAATACCTTCCAAAATGGAATGCAGGTCAGATAGGCTACACTGGAGAAATGGGATTAGACGGTCCTGGATTTTTGACAGGTGCAACAGAAGCTCCTATGTGGTAAAAATTTTTAACAAAGAATATTTTGTAATAAAAGGAAAAATACTTCCAAGAAAAATAAAAATTAAATTAAAATATGGCAACAAACTATAGCTTAAATCTTGATGAGTTGAATGCTTACATCAATCAGAACTCAACCGAGCTTATTGCAAAAAGTGTATTTGCTCCTATGAGTACTTCTTTGTTCAAAGTACAGACTGGCGTTAAAGCAGAGACTGCTCTTAACCTTTTGGACACTACTGTTACTTTTGGTGATGGTAAAGTTTGTGGAAACGAACCTCTTTCAACCCAGACATTGACACAGAGAACAATCAAACCTGGTTTCATCCAAGTTAACTTGGCATGGTGTCATAAAGACTTCTACAACACATTTGCTTCTCACTTGACAAATGTTGCTGCAGGTCGTGAAACTCTTCCTTTTGAACAGTACTTCATCGAGGACGTAATCCGCAACATCGGTAAAGAACTTGAAATCGCAATCTGGCAAGGTGACACTGATTCTGCAACTACAAACTTGTCATTCTTCGACGGTCTTTTCAAAATCATAAACGGTGCTACTGGTGTTGTAGATGCTGGTTATGATGCAAATGAATCAATGATAGACCGTGTATGGCGTGTTTACAACAGCATCCCTGAAGAGACTTTGTTCGACACTGTTATCTACATGAACAACGCTAACTTCCGTAAACTTGTTAAAGATTTGGTTGACGCTAACATGTATCACTACGAAAGAAACATCGACGAAAGTTTCGACATTATACTTCCCGGTACAATGACTCACGTTAAAGCTGTTTCTGGTATGCAGGGTGTTGACGAAATCGTTGCAATGAATCCTAACCACACTGTTTATGGTACTGATCTTGAAAACGATGCAGAAACATTCAAATTCTGGTTCAGTGATGACGACGACATGTTCAAAATGAAAGTTGAGTTCGCAGCTGGTGTTCAGATCGCTCTTCCTTCAGAAGTTATCATATCAAAAGCTGGATCTAACAGCGGTAGCGGTAGCGGCAACGGCAACGCAAGCGGTAGCGGCAACGGTCAGTAATCAATGACTAGCAAACAATAAACCAATGGGGATTGGGACCTCAATCCCAATCCCTTTTTAAATAAGAAAAAATAACGAAATAAAATATGGCAAATTGCAGAACACTTAGTTCAATAGATATTGATACCTGCACTGGCAACAAAGGCGGAATCTACACTGAGGTTATCTTTGCATCTCGTAGTGCTTTGAATCCTAAACGTGAAGGAAATCCTGACAATGAGGACACAAAGAAAAATGACGAAACTGGACATGTAACATTCACAACTCCAGCTGAAGCATTCTACGTTAAGTTCAGAAAACAAAGTTCTAACTTGACAAGTGAAGGTACTTTCGACGAAGCAAATGGTGTTTATTTCTTCACCAACAACTTGAACCTCATTATAGCACGTCAAGATGTTGCTAAACGTAATGCTCTTCAGGCATTGGCACTTGCAGGTGATCTTGCTTTCATCGTAAGAGATGGCAACAACCAAGTACAGTTCCTTGGAATGGATGACACTGTTTCAACAACTGCTTTCACTGCAACAACAGGTACTGCTTCTACAGACGGTAACAACTACAATGTTACTTTCTCAGACACTTCAAACGAACTTCCTTACTACGTTAAAGAAGCTGACTGGACAGCTATGGTAAATCTTGCTGAAGGCAATGAATAAATAAAAGGAGGGTAACCAATCCCTCCTTTCTAAAATAATGAATACTAATGATTAGCAAAAAATATCGTTTAGCTTTGGCTAAAATGCTCAAACTTTACAAGGAAATCTCTACTGAAAAAGGAAATCTTGTTGCTGAAGCAGAAGAAATCGTAGTTGGAACAGAAGTCTTTGTTGATGGTGAAGAGGGTATGACTCCAGCTCAGGATGGCGAGTATGTTGACACTGTAAACAACCTTGTTTATGTTGTTGCCGGCGGCACTGTGACAGAAATCAAAGAAAAAGAACAAGAGAACCCTTTAGAAGGTAATCTTGAAGACAACCAAGAAAAAGGCTCTGACAACGGCGAGGAAAACAACGAAGGCTCACAAGATGGAACAGGAGATGACAACGGTTCACAGGATGGTACCGGTGATACCGGTAAAATGGAGGATAATTCTGAAATGGACGCACTTAAAGGAGAGAATGAAGCTCTTAAAGCAAAGATTGCAGAACTCGAAGCAACCGTCTCAGACCTCGAAGACCAAATAGCAGCTTACAAAGCAAAAGAAGAAGAGACTGATCCTTCTGCTGATGATGCTGAAAAGTTTTCCAAACAAGGAACAGGTGACAGAGCACTTGACAAAAAAATGAAAGCTGCTAAAGCAATCGAATCTGTTTACAATAAATAACTACTCCGGCGGAGGTAAAGCGCCAATGAAATGAAAGATAGAAAACTTTTGTTACAGTTCATCTTTGCATGGATACTTGTAGTGATTGGCGTGGTACTAATCTTCTTTGGATTTTTTGCCGAACCAATCGGAGAAATCGATCCAACAGTATTGACTGCATTTGGTGAAATATTAACGTTTGGGGGTGCAATACTCGGAATTGACTACCGGTACAAGTTCAAGACAGAAGAGCTTGACAGAAAACATTCAAACAAAACAACAGGAGAGGAATAAAACCTCTCCTTTTTTGTTAAAATAAGAAATCATTATGATAGGCGAACAGTTGACAGACGAAACCATAAGACCATACTTCAGTACTTGCAAAAGAAAAGTCACTGAAATAATAATACATTGTTCAGCAACAGAAGAAGGAAAAGACTTCACAGTATTTGACATTGATAGATGGCATAAAGCCAGAAAGTTCAAATGTATTGGTTACCATTTTGTTATCTACAATGATGGAAAAATTATCTGTGGAAGAGAACTCAACCAGATAGGAGCTCATACAACTGGACACAACACAGGAACGATAGGAATATGCTACATAGGAGGTCTTGACAAGAACAAACAACCAAAAGATACGAGAACATACCATCAGCTCAATGCAATGTACAATTTAGTGAATGCTCTGTTAGACTATTTTCCTTCAATCAAGAAAGTATCTGCTCATTATGACTATGCTAACAAAGCTTGTCCAAGTTTTAATGTTGAAGAATGGTTAGAAGAGACTGGACTCATCAACAAAATAAAGAAATGATTTAACTATTACAATGGTGCAAATGGTACATCAAACACTAAAAAGCACAGAGCTTGTCTTCTGTGCATAATATTGGCGATAAGTACCGCAGGTTCCATTGTCCTCAAAGGTAGTGAAGGTAAGGAAAGAAGTTCATCTGCTTTCCGTCCAAGGTACCGTTTGTCTTGGACCAAAGGTTGAACAGAAGTGGTTCACTACAGTGATGTACGGAAGTGAAACCTGCAGTTGGAACGTAGCAACAACGAAGTTGGATAAAAACTTCAATAAAACTAAAGTTTGTTTTTATACAACGATTTACGAAAATGTTTATTAAAAATAATGACTTTTTTGTTAAATGATAAATAAAATAAAAATTACAATGAAAGATATTTGGAAATACATTTCACTGTTTCTAACATTGGTCATATTAGGTGGCTCATTAGTAACAATGCACAATCAGACAAAACTTCAAGACAAGATCATTGAGTTGCAAGAGATGACTCCTGACACAATACAAGTAAACCACATTGACACAATTTACTTTGACTCTGTTCAAGTAAAATGGAGAACAAAACATGACACTGCAAAATATGTCGTTAGAGACACTTTCTACCACAATGATACAATAACTATTGTCAAGGAAAAGATAATGTGTCTAGATACCTTCTCTGTGAATGAGAAATATCAAGACAGCATTATTGATGCAACAGTAAACATACAGGGAAGAGGAATTTATGAAAACACGTTCATTGACAGTATTAACTTGCAATACAACATCAACACTGAAGCACTAATCCCTAAAAAGAAATGCTGTTGGCTGAAAAGAATATTCTGCGGTTGTCAATAAAAATCATAGAATATTTTTAAATAAATAAGGAAAAATACCAAATATGGATCAAAATACCGTAATTTCGCTTAATTTTACTGCAGGTGACTATTCTGCACCGCAGCCAATAGAGAAACTGCAGAACGAATCAGACAAGATGATTCCTTTTGGTGACTCAAATCTATTCCCACAAGAACTTTTGGATTTGGTTGAGAAGACTTCTCTTGTCACTGCAATAATAGACAAAATAACAAAATATGTCTATGGTGAAGGTGTCAACGATGAATATGCAAACATGATAGTCGACGATAAAGGCACTACATTTGCAGATCTCATCTATGGCATAATAAATGACTACATAACTTTCGGAGCATTTGCAATCCAAGTACGTAGAAACAAACTACACGACATCAGAAAACTTGACAGACTCAGAGTAGAGAGAATACGTACTAATGAAGACAATGAAAAGTTCTGGTACTGCAAGAAATGGACAAAGTATGCAAAGACCGATTTGGTGTATGATGCATTCACTGGTTCCAAAGAGCAGTCAGACTCTGTTCTTTATTACAAAAATCCTTCAGGAAGACACATTTACGGTTGGGCACCATACTGGAGTTCTTTAGGTGACATTGCTACCTGCTATGCATTGTCAGAATACGGGTTGTCTACTGTCAATAATGCGTTCTGTCCAAGTGGAGTCATTTCTCTTGTTGAAGGAAAACCTACTCCTGAGGAAGCAAAAGAAGTTGAAAAAGATTTGAATAACAAATTTGCTGGTACAAAGAATGCAGCAAAACTTTTGGTTACTTTCTCAGACACTCCTGATGGTGCACCAAAGATTACTTCATTCCAACCTTCAGACTTAAACGCGCACTATCTTTCATTGCAAGACACCGTTAGAGAAAACATTTACGCTGCTTTCAATGTGGATCCTATCTTGATAGGACTTCATACGACAGATGGTGTATTCAGTCAAGAGTCATTCGAGCAAAGTTTCAAACTGTTCAACAAAACGGAAATCCAGCCTTTGCAACAACAAATAATAAAAGCATTCAAGAAACTTGGATACGATCTCGAGTTCAAACCATTCAAGATTGACTGGGACAATGAAAATGCTCAAGAGACAGTAGTAACCAACGAAGGTGAAGAAAATAACATAACAGAATAATGAACTTGCATAATGTGTATTTAATATCAGAGTCAGTCTTAAAGAAACGTTCTCTAATTACAGACCCTACACTTAGTGTGTACATTAAGCCAGCTATTGAATGCGCACAGAAGATTGGTCTTAGAGGCATCATTGGAGACTGCCTTCTTGAAAAACTGCAGTATCTTGTCGTAACTAAGAATGAGGAAGGTACCGGAATACTCATCAATGAAGATGAATATGTACATTACAAAGAATTGTTGAACAACTATGTAACAGATTATCTCTGCTATGCAACAATGAGTGAAGTGGTCATTCCTTACAGAGACAAGATGAGAAATGCTGGAATTGTAAACACAGTTGATAACAACTACCAACAACCTGCGTTTTCGGAAGTACAATATGTAAAACGTTACTGGAATGACAATGCACAGTATTACGGTACTCGTTTGAGAGAATACATAGTAACCAACAAAGAGTGGTATCCTGAGTATGACTGTGATTGTGAATGTGGAAACAACGGTGGAAAACTCGACAAAACTTACCATAGTGGAATTGTTATCTAAAATAACATCTAGATGATGAAACTTACAGACATATTAGAATACATCAAACAGACTTTAGAAAGTGACCAGAGAGTACAATCTTGCATCATAGGAGATGTTTATTCTGAATGGAATCATACAAACAGTTCTAATCAGTACATGTCTACCGTTGTTGACTTTGTGAACAACTCATTCAACGGAGACTATGCTGACTACACCTTCATTGCATACTGTGCAAGTGTCATCAATGAAAACCAGAAAAACATCTATCGTAACATTTCCATTGCAGATAGTATTCTTGCACAAATGCTTCATAAAGTTGACACTGGAGAGAATGATTTGATTTTGGTAGTTCCAAACATAATAACACCTTTTTACCAAAAATTTGAAGACGTGCTTGCTGGATGCTATGTCCAGTTTACTATCAGAATACCTGTCGACATAATTTGTGAATAAAATAAAAGACATTAAATGATACAAATAAACATAACCGATGTACAGCCAACTATTGTCAAGATAAGTAAAGACACCGTAAGAGCAGGTGGTCCTTATGTTCTTGTTTTGACAAACGGACTTTCTCAACAGAGATTTGAAGCTCATGACCTTGTTGATGAAGGCAATGCTGCAGTGTTCATTTTCAACATAGACTTTGGCTCTGATATCAAAAACAGTGGCCAGTGGAACGCAGTTCTCTATGACAGACAAGGAATGACAGTTGTAAATGACATTGCGAATGTGGAGATTGAAAGAACAGAAGATCCTGACGACATCGAAAGCGATGATTTTTACTACGAGGCAGATGAAACTATAAAATTTGTTCCTGGTCCTCAGGGTCCTGTAGGTCCTCAAGGTCCTGTAGGTCCTCAAGGTCCTCAAGGAGAAACCGGTCCTCAAGGAGAACAAGGTCCTGTTGGTCCTCAAGGTTCACAAGGTCCTGTTGGTCCACAAGGAGAAGCAGGTTCACAGGGTCCACAAGGTCCACAAGGTCCTCAAGGTATCCAAGGTAAAACCGGTCCTCAAGGAGAACAAGGAGAACAGGGACCTCAAGGTCCTGCTGGTACAGATGGCATAACACCTCATATTGACACTACAACTGGAAACTGGTTTTTAGGTTCAACTGATACAGGAGTTCAAGCACAAGGACCTCAAGGTGAAACCGGTCCTCAAGGTCCACAAGGTCCTCAAGGTGAAAGTGGTTTAATGGCTCAAGCAGACTGGGCAGAAACAGACAGCAGTGCGGATTCTTACATACAAAACAAACCTGCATTATCAACAGTAGCAACAAGTGGAAACTACAATGACTTGTCAAACAAACCTACTATTCCTACAAAAACAAGTGATTTGACTAACGACAGCAACTTCGCAACAGAGCAGTTTGTACAAGATTATGTTGATGAACATGGTGGACAACCTGGTAGTGGCAGTGGAATAGATCCAGAGGCAGTACACTTTACTCCTCAGACACTTGGTGAAAGTCAAAAAGCTCAAGCAAGAACAAACATCGGTGCAGGTACTTCAAACTTCAGTGGTGATTACGATGACTTGTCAAACAAACCTGTTTTGTTTAGTGGAAACTACAACGATTTGTCAAACAAACCAACGATACCAACAAGAACATCTCAACTTACAAATGACAGCAGATTCATTGATTTAGCTGATGCAAATGATGTGTACAATGGTGGTACAGCTCATTATTTTGCTGTACAACCAAACAGCAACAATGAACTCATTCTTGACTGGCCAGGTATGCGGAAAGCAATAAATGATATTGGTGTGTCCTACGTTTTCACTATGTATTCCAACCAAGTGATAAATATGAACAACTTCAGAATATCATTTGACAATGGAACTACATTTTATACTGTTATTAAGTTTCCGCAAGATACTACGGCAATGGACTGGTATTGGAATGCACAAGTTTCAATGACATTCAGAATAAGTAGTTTGGCAACAGTAGATTCCGATGGTACATTATTGATAATGAATATTGGTGAGGAATCACGTCTCGCTTCTTGGTCAAACATTTACAAATATGCTAACTTTCCAAACTCTAGAACAGGCAGTGTACTCAAACCCATATCAACAACCAACACTGATAATGGAAGAATAAGTCTTGCATGGCATCCAAGTTATGATGGATTAGAAGTCATCTACAAGAGAGAAGAGGACAAAGACTTGTCAACTGGAAATATTGTTGCAAGAATACAGCCTGGAAGAGGAAAGACATTAGATGGTACTTCAATAACAAGAGATGTTGCTTTTGTTGATGATATTCCTACAAAGACTTCAGACTTGACTAATGACTCTGACTTCACAACAAAGACTTATGTTGATACAGAGATAGAGAACATTGAACTAACACCTGGTCCACAAGGACCTCAAGGTCCACAAGGTCCTCAAGGTATCCAAGGTGCAACCGGTCCACAAGGTCCTCAAGGTATCCAAGGAGAAACCGGTCCTCAAGGTCCTGTTGGTCCACAAGGTCCTCAAGGAACTTCTGGTCAAGAATACATTTGGACAGGTACTTATGCACAATATCAAGCACTTGGTACATACGACAACAATACTCTTTATTGCATAACTGACGGCGATCCTTATGCAACACAACAATATGTACAAGACTATGTTGCTCAACACAGTGGCGGAACAGATGCAGAAGCTGTTCATTTTACACAACAGACACTTACAGCTGCTCAACAAGCTCAAGCAAGAACAAACATTGGTGCAGGTACTTCAAGTTTCAGTGGAAGTTACAATGACTTGTCTAACAAACCAACAATACCAACAAAGACAAGTGATTTGACTAATGACTCTGACTTCACAACAAAAACTTATGTTGACAATGAGTTTTCATCGAGAAAGAAAGACTTGGACCTAAGTACAATGTCACAAACACAGATGGCAGACTTTTATGCTAACTACTCTACATACCAATCAATGTATGATTTGAACTGGCAAGGATTGCCTATTCTAAGTATCAACACTTGGACGCATCCTCAGGCAGGACAAGTTTTGGTATTGCAGGCAGGTATCTACGGCCAATCTGCACTTATGACGGGAGGCGATGATGTTGTATCATTCATAGTTAAGTTGGTGTTAGCAAACGGATTGGTACAGGATTTTTCTGCATCAATGACATTCAAAACTGTTTGCCACACTGGAAGTTACAATGACTTGACAAATAAACCAACAATACCTTCCAATACTGAGACTTGGACATTCACTTTAGCAGACAGCACTACCGTTACAAAAACAGTTTACGTACAATAAATAAACAAAAAGAATATGAACTTCGCAGACGTAAAAGAATGGAGAATACCTGAAGGAGATGTCATAAGAGTAACAGACAGTCAGAATAGAGTGATTTGGCAGAAAGAGGGTGGTCCAGACTACACAGAACCATTTTATGTTGAAAACATTACCAATAACGTGGAAACACTTAAATTTTATCAAACAGACAATACTGCACCGAATGTTACCATACAATATTCAACAGATAAAACAAGTTGGCTCACTTTAGGTAATACATATCCTTATACTAAAAATAATCCTTTGACTAAAACACTATCATCAGGAGAAAAAATTTATTTGAGAAGTAGTATAAATAGTTGGGCTGATTCTCACTACGGCAACAAAATAATAGGTATGAGCAAAGTTGGTGGAAACATAATGAGTCTTATTTATGGAAGAAACTTTACCGGACAAGAGATAACATTTCCTTCTTCTTCAACATACAATTTAAGTTATTTGTTTGGAGATGAGAATTCTAAACTTATAGATTCAAGTAAACTTTTGTTGCCTGCTATTACATTAAAAAGAGGTTGTTATGAGGCTATGTTCTCTAGTTGTTCTCTATTAACAACAACACCTGCATTGCCTGCTACTACATTGGCACAGAGTTGTTATGCTGACATGTTCTTTGGTTGTGATTCATTGACAACAACACCTGCTCTTCCTGCTACTACATTGGCACGGAGTTGTTATAATGGTATGTTCGCTAGTTGTGATTCGTTGACTACTGCACCTATACTCCCTGCTACTACATTGGCAGACTATTGTTATCAATACATGTTCAGAGGTTGTACTTCACTTACATCAGCCCCCTCACTCCCTGCTACAGCTTTGACAGACTATTGTTATAACAACATGTTTAGGGAATGCACCTTACTCAATGAAGTAACTTGTTATGCAACTTCTGGAATAAATGAGAATAGTTCTACCACCAACTGGCTTTCAGGCGTCGCTTCTACAGGTACCTTTACAAAAGCAGCAGGTTCTACTTGGCCTACAGGAACATCTGGTATTCCTTCAGGTTGGACAGTTGTCAATGTCTAAAATAATATTTTGTCATGCCTCTTATTCAAGATTACAATAAACTTTTTGAACATACAGATGACATCAAGAAAGTCATTTTGAATGGAAACATTGTGTGGCCAGCAGCAAAACCAGCATCTGGTCCAGACTACACTGAACCATTCTATTCTGAGAATACAACAAATCAAACAGAAAGTGTTACATTTAAAAGATACGCAACATTTACATCTAACAACGTAGATGTTTACTATAGTCTCGACAAAGGAAACTCTTGGAACTTCTGTGGCAATACAAGTGAAGACTTTACTTACAGAAACCCTGCACATACAAAAGTGTGGTTCAAAGCAAATATTGATACTTGGGATGGTATAAGAATATTAGATTGCAAAAAAGTTGGAGGAAACATTATGAGTCTTTTTTATGGTGAAGACTTTGCAGACAAAACAGTTTTTCCAACTTCGTCTTGGGGTTATTACTGTTATGAAATGTTTTTTAACAATACTAATCTTGTTGATGCATCTTCATTGTTGTTGCCTGTTGACAGATTAGGTATTCCGTCAGACCGTGGAGGTGAATATGCTAACATGTTTTATGCTTGTACTTCATTAACAAAAGCACCTGCCTTACCTGCTACTACATTGGGACATAGTTGTTATAATAGTATGTTCTACAACTGTCATTTATTGAATAGTTTAACTTGTTTAGCTACATCTGGAATAGTCGGTCGCAATGTTGGTGGATTGCTTGACGGTGTTGCTTCTACAGGAACATTCTACTGTGCTCAAGGAATGACATCAACTTGGCAAGCATTGACAGTAATACCTGAAGGCTGGACTATTGTTGAAGTCTAAATAAATAAAACAAAAACAAATGAAATATCAAAAAGACATTCACGGAACACAAGGTCGGCCTTCAAAACTTGACTTAAACTTCTACAAAAGACAAGGCACTACACAAGCACCTAACGGTTTTGACCTTAAAAGAACAAAGAATATTTTAAATAAAAATAAAGAACAATAAAAAATGAGCAACTCTTTAACGATAAATGTACCAAATCCGGTAAAGCAGAACACTCCTTTGAGAAATGTACCTTCGGGTTCAACTGCTGAACCTGACTACAGTGTAAAATATGTACCACAGACACTCACTGAACAACAGAAAGCTCAGGCAAGAGCAAACATCGGTGCTGCAGCAGCTGGTGAAGGTGGTGGAGCTACGATCAATGAGTTCGTTTACACTAGAACCGGTGAACCTGGAGAATACACAGGAGTAATCTCTTGTGAAGGATATGAACCAAAAGAAGGTGACTTGATGACGATCTCATTCGCAGGTCCATTCTACACAGAATACAATCCTGTCACATTGAACAACGGAACGACTAATCCAACAGTCACTTTGTTGAATGCAGAAGTAAACGCAACAGACTATGATGAGATAAATCCTGAAGTCAACACCAAATGGACAGTAAGACTTACAAAAGTCAACGATGCTTGGGTAGCAGTCAACATCAGTACTCAAGTACAAGCAGACTGGAACACTTCTGACGCCACAATGCCTTCTTACATCAAGAACAAACCTGAAATAAGTAATGAACCAGTTGATGATAGAATGCTTCCATTTTATGTTGAAAATACGAGTTCAAGTGATGTAACATGTATAATAACAGGTACGTATGGTCCTATTCAAGGTAGTATAGATAACAAAACTTGGACAGATTTAATGGACAGTACTCAAACAGATGTAGAGTTTGTTGTTCCAGCTAATGGAAGATATTATCTTAAAGCTAAAATAAGTCACGGTACACCTGGTGGTGGTGGAATAGAACTTGGTTATCAAATAACAAATCTTCCGGACACAATAGGTGGAAATCTTCTGAGTTTAACTTATACTAACTTCAGTGAAATTGACAATGTCGAAGTAGAAGGTGCTAAATTTCAAAGTTGTTTTGCTGGCAATACTAATTTAAAATCCGCTAGCAAGTTGAAGTTTCCTAGAGGTGTAATAGAAACTCCTGAATTTGCAATGCAAATGTTCAATGGCTGCACTTCATTGACTGAAGCACCAGAACTTCCTGCATACAGTGTTGGACAGCAATGTTATCAAGAAATGTTCCAAAATTGCACTTCATTATTCAAAGCACCAGAACTTCCTGCTACAACTTTGACAAGCTATTGTTATTTTAAGATGTTCAATGGCTGTACCTCATTAATCACTGCACCAGCACTTCCTGCTACTACACTTGCTTTTGGTTGTTATCAATACATGTTCAATGGCTGCACTTCATTAACTCAGGCACCCAGCCTTCCTGCTACCGTGTTGGCAGATTATTGTTATCATACTATGTTCGGAACATGTAGTTCATTGACGATTGCTCCTGCTCTTCCTGCTACTAGATTGGCTAATTATTGTTATTCTGCTATGTTTTACAACTGTACATCTCTTGTTGTTGGACCAGCTATAGCTCAAGGTCAAACAATAAGTTACGGCAACAGCTTTGAACAGTTCTTTGATGGCTGCAGGTCATTGCGTTCTGTATCAGACTTGAAAATAACTAATCTTACAGGAACTGAAATGTATTATTTCTTCCATTACTGCTCTTCTTTGCATGAAATTTACTGTTACGCAACAAACATTGACAATCCAAACTTCGGTATGTGTTTCAACGATATTTCTCCAGTAGGTACTTTCTATTGTGCAAGTGGAATGAAATCTACTTGGGAGTCATTGAATGTAATACCTTCAGGATGGACCATTGTTGAAATGTAATACAATTTTACTATTGCATTTGAACCTTATTCAATAACTCTTCTGCTACAGCTGAAATCAAAGCAGCAATTTTAGCTTTGGTTACACAATATGACTTCTTGGTTGAAACAGAAGGAACAATCAGAATGATAACACTTCCTACTACGTAAAATATTAGCAAACATAAAATAAGCCGGACCTCAAACGATCCGGCTTTCATTGTTTCTCTAGAGATGTTAGCTTTGTCCTCTAGCACACTTTCTACCAAAATACAATAAAACTATTGTCAAAGATATTAAAGTGCATTAGATGTCATTTCCACCCATTTGTTGGAAGTTGTGCCTTAGTAACTGGTTTTCCACCGTTGATGTTGTAAAGAGCAGCAAACTCTTCCTTGAATGTCTTGACACATTTGAAATTTAGTTCTTTTTTGAGTATCTTCTTGTGGAACAGTCCATTTGGTGCCGTTATGTAGTCAATGATGCATTCCCTTATGTTGTTCTTGTCCATCTTCTCACATTCAAGTCTCTTTATGGTCCTTCTCATTGCAATGGCAGTGTTGCTTTCAGGGTTGTCATCAAGCCACTGGATGGTCTCTTCTCTTGCAATGGAGTACAGTTCTATTCTAACTTCGGTATCTTCATTTGCATTGAGGTGGCCGTTGGTGAACATTTCCTCCTCAACATCTTTCATATCAAGAATAAGTTCCCTTGTGTCTTCATCATTTACAAGGCCTCTGTTCATCTCCTCTTTTGTACGGAATATTGATTGTTTGTGCAGCAAGAACGAGAAAAAATACCCTATGAGTTTGTCTGATATGTCTTCTCTGAGCATATCTGGCCTGAGGTGAGTGTAAATCCAAATGTAGTATGTCTGCTGTATTTCGGAGATCAGGTCATTGTCTGCTTTTAGTCCAAGTCTGCTGAATATCTGGTTTCTGTTTTTCTTGTAGTTCTTTCTTATGTATTTGGTCATTGCTTTGTCGATGAGTGCTTTGTCTTGTGGAGACATCTCCTTCATCCTCTGGTCTGCTTGCTCTATAGGTGACATTAGTATGCATTGTTTCAATATTTATTCAAACAAAAAAGGAGGCCTGTTTCTCAACGGTCTCCCAAAAAATAATCATTCTATGAAAAATTAAAATTAAAAAAAGTAAAACAAATTTAATTCAATAATAAAATATTCTTTGTTTATTTTTGCTAATAATTCCATATTACGTCTGCACACGGAACTAAATGCCAATCAACGTCCCATTTGAGATTTGGTTTCCAGTTTATGTATACTTCATAATGATTGTCATTAAACTTGAACTTGTTAAAAAATATTTTTTGCTTGTATTTCTCATAACCTTCTTCGTCTGGCCAAACAATTTCTCCATTAGCTTGTTCAAACTTTATAAAGAATTCTCTTGCAGTCATGTCGATTTCTTCTTGTTTGTCTATCGGGTATTTTACAATAACTGTACATTCTTTGTAGTCTCTGTTATAGTCAGTACTAAAACCAACTGCTTGTTCAACTGGACTAGGATTAGTGTTTGAACTTTCACTAAAGCATCCTTTCCATTTTCTTATTGCATATTCAATACAGACAAATCCTGTATTTTCAGTTAAATCAGAAAGATCGTTACGATATCTTTTTTCTATAATTTGTTTGTCGTACATAATGTAAACTTATTTTATTATTTATTCAAACAAAAAAGGAGGCCTGTTTCTCAACGGTCTCCAAAAATATGATGCAATTTAGTTAATTTCTTAATAAAGGGTACCTTACGAAGCCGAGAATGAAGGTACCCAGCGAAAATGAATAGAATAAGAGTTTCAAATTTGTAATTTTGATATTTATTTTATCAGGAAAAATTCTAATGTTTAATTTTTTTTCATTTTTTTTTTCATTGTTTTGTCTTGCTGTAGCTGTCCTGTCTTGCCAGAGCTCATTATTTAGAGTTTCAATCATCTCCTCTCTTTCTTCTGGTGGGGTCTGTTCTAATATTTGTTCAATCTCTTTTTCTGTCATTGTTATACTTATTTTATGTTTTAAAAAATATTTTTTGTCTTTCCACTTGGTCTGCTCAATGTCTCGTAAGTAATACTGCTTCTTGGGTTATCTTTGAGGGCAGTCTGTTGTGCTTCATAATAAAGTTTGACAGACAAGTCAGAATATTCTATGTATTGGTTGAAAAGATCATCATCCAATATTATCTGTTTAATCATTTTAGAAAATGTCATAGGTTCTAACCTTCTTGCTGCTTTGACTCTTAACAAACTTTCACTTGCAACATAAAATATTTTGTCTTTCAGTCTGTCTGCTACAGTCTGTCTCTGCATAGATGAATATTCTCCATACTGGATTTTTCTCACAAGTGAATGACAAGACTCAATCTCACCTCTCATTGAACTGTTCTTCAAAATCTCATACAAGCAAGAATATGTGTTTACATGAAGTTTTTTACTCTTAGGCATTCTTATTTTGTTCAACAATTCATTAGCATACGCGTTCAATTTGTTATTGAATTCTTTGTATTTAGTAGCATCATACTGATTTTTTCCGTTTACCATTTTTTAGATTTTTTATTATTTTCAAATAAGTGAACTCGTCTGGATAGAGAATGGGCATCACAAATTTCCAGTCGTCACCATAAATTGATTTCATTTCTTTGCAAGCAGCAAGAACTTGTTTCCGTCTTTGTTTGTGAAATTCAATTCCGTCCATATTATTTATTTTTAACAAACAAAAAGGCACCGATACCATCTGAGGCCTCTTCTCCTCATCAAGCATCAAGTGCCATTAAATTTCTACATCCGAGGTTCTAATGAAGAGGACGAACCTGTTGTTTGATTATTTTATTTATTTATTCAGATTGGTTTAAAATTTTTGGATTTTTGACAGAATATTTTAAAATTGAAACAATATTATAATATGGCAGACACTTATCAGAACATAGACATAACTTCACTTTTCGATGTTTCCAAACAGATAGCAGATTTGATTAGACAGAATTATCTTAAAGAAGGAATGATGCCGCAAGGCAAACTTGCCAACTTTACTTGGACTGTATTGTATGAAAACAATATGTACCAACTGCAGTTGTCTCTTCCAAAAGAATGGTATTGGGTTGAGTTTGGAAGAAATCCTTCAGCAAAAATGCCGCCAGTATCAGCTATTGAGCAATGGATTGTTGCAAGACAACTTGTACCAAAAGCAAGAAATGGAAAAGTTCCTTCAATAAAATCAACTGCTTTTGCTATTGCAAAGAAAATACAAAAGGAAGGTTTTTATTCACCAAACCACCAAGGAAAACATGTCATTGAAAAATCATTGAACGAAGCAGATCCTTTGGTCGAGAAACTTTGCAGTATCATCACGGAAAAAATGAATGCTCAAGTACATAAAGAAATCGTCAGTGTTTTTGAAGATTTAAAGACATTCTCTAAATAAAAAATTTGTCTTCTAACACACTTTATTCTCATTGACAATAAAACTAATGTCAAAAAGAAAAGAGGCCGCCAGAGAGCCTCTTTTTGTTGTCTACAAGACTTTGTTGTTTATTCAACAGTGAACATGTTTCCCGTCTCTTTGTCCCATACACATTTCTCACCGAGATGTTTCATTCTGAAGGCAACCCAGTCTAGTTTTTTCGTGTCAGCATCAACATTGTTTTTGTTGCCTTCAAAAATAATGTCCCAATATTCTTTTTCAAGAGTTTCTTTGCTATCAATGTTAGCAACAAGGTAACGCTCGTCGGTCAAATCAATCTTATTCATAAGTAATCTTTATTTTATTTCTTGTCTAAGTCTATAAATAGGTCAGCAATACCATGCAATGTCTCTATGAACTCATTATCCTGTTCTAATGTCCAGTCTTCATGATTAACAAAATCAGGATAAATAAAGTCATTTCCTATTTTTTCTATCTTTAGTGGATTCTTTCTCCACTTGCGGATGGTGACATTGCTTGTCTTGTCTTCAATGAGTGCTTCTATTCTCCATCTTCCGTGAATGTCAAATCCTTTGTCGAGAAGAATGTAGTGAAATCTTTTCTCTTTTAAGTCTTTTGTTATTTCATTTATAACACCTGTAGGAGTTACTAAAACTATTGTTTTTGTAATCATCTGTTTGTTTTATTTTATTTATTTATTATCATAAAGTTCGTGAACCTTCTTTTCACTGTCAGTGCTGTTGAAGAATTCGTTGAGCATTGACCTAAGTTGATTGAATCCGTTGAGCATTGACATGAACATTTCATTGTCTTGATTCTGTTCAATGATCTTTTCCATATTGTATTTCTTAATGGACCTCAACAATACTATTGCAGCCATAAAGCAACCGTTAATTCCATCAGAATGATAATCAGCTTTGATATGTTTTTTACCATAGTTTAACGTAATTCCATGATACATAGAGTGTATGTGGTTGCCACCTTCACCAAACAGTCCAAAGTAATTGTCTTGCTTACCGTAATCAATACCAAGATATCTTTCAATAATTGTTGTCCAATCAAGAAGATTGCACCATATTTCAGTACGGAGGTCATAAAGTTGAGTGCTCAAATGTACATGCATCGTGTTTACATAAGCTGTAGCGTAGTTGAAATCTTTGTTGTCTGTTCCGAAATCTTTGTGAAGTTTTTCAACAAGATCCTTAAAGAATAATGGACCCATAGAAGTTATTCCAATAGCCATTGACAGGAGAACTCTTGCAGCACCTTCAAGGTCACCTTTGGCAAACTTGTTAGTGTATTCCCTCACAACTTCGCGCTCCTGATAATACTCATCGTTGAACAATTCGTTCATTTCATTGAGTGTCATTTCGCCGCTAGCGTAATCCGTTAAAATTTCAATGTTTTCCATGTTGTTTAATTTTTTTTGTTTAACCTTTTTGTTTTTTTCTTACAGTACAAAAATACAACTTTTTTCTAAACTGGCAAAATTTTTTTTGTTAAAAATATTAAAAATAATTAAACAATACACTTAATGTACTTAAAATAAACAAATAACAAATTAAAATAAATTTATAAAAATGAACAGAAATGACCTCAAAAAGTTGGCAAAGATGAAAAATCTTGACATAAATTTTGGAAAAATGACAAGTATGAATAAAGAAAGATGGAAAAAATATTCTAACATATTAGTTTCCAATTATGGTAATGTAAAAGACGCTTCAACATTAGAGAAATTAGAACCTATTATAAGATATTCAAAATACAATAGTCCAAGAAGTTATGTTAAAACAGACAATGGTACAAAATATTTGACTTGGATTGTTTATGATCTTTTTAATAATATTGATAGGAAAGGATTAGAAGTACATCATATTGATGAAGACAGTTTGAATAACAGAGCAGACAACCTTATTGCAGTTACAAAGTCGGTTCATCACAAATTACATACAAAACCAAGAACACATCACAATGAAATAAATGTAACTTCTGAAGATACTAAAAAACAAAAACGACATAAAAAGAACATTACAAATAAAGATACAATAAAACAAAATAAAAAAGAACGAAACGAAAATATTGTTGAAATAACTAAACAGTGTTTTCAGAAATATGGAAAGGTAAACAAAAAAACATTAACACTGTTTGGTGTTGAAGACAATACTTCTCCTTATGTTTATTATTATAAACATCATCTATTATAATAATATTGTATTCAATAATTATAATAATAAACAAAAACGAATGAATAAATAAATAAAACAAATAAATTATTCTGTCGTCCACCTATGAGAATAATTGAAAAGAAGAAATTTACTGGCACTTGATGCTTGATGAGGAGTGGACGCCTCTGATAGCATCGGTGCCTTTTTGATTGAAATGAACACCGAAAAATACATAGAACTAATCAAAAGCTCCCCACTCTACCGTCAAGTCGTCTGTGGAGACTTTGACATGTCTACTGTAAAATACACAAGCGGTGACAACAAAGATGAAATAATAGAACATGAAAACGCTTTAGGCAGTATCTATTCTCGTAAGCAGTCAATAAAGACTTATGCAAAATGGGATGACATCTCCAACAAAGTACTTCCCTACAACAAATACGAAGACAAACAATGGAGACACTACCTTTATGTTAACTCATTCGTCATATCATATCTGAACAGAAACACCGAATATGATGAGAACATCTGGCTCTACATAAGGAAAGAGATACAAGACAAGTTCAGATACTGCTTGAGCAAAACGACAGATCCAAACATCTTAAGTGTAGACCTTGCTGCTGCTTGTGAAGAGATATTCCACAACCAAATCGATGAAGACGGTCTCAGTGGAACCATCGCTAAACACGTCAAGAAACTAAATGTCTCATTGAAGAGCAACAGGTCATTCAAACTTGCATTCGACGGAAAATGGTATGATGACGACAGACTTATCGGTATCAACAATGGACTTTACAGACACCGCAAACTAGAGTCATTGACTTTGAAAAGGTGGTTCAAGGAGATATTCCCGCAGTGCAAGACAAGAGATGAAGTAATACAGAAGATGAGTGAGAAGATAGGAAGCAACTTCAGCCTGTCAAGCTACAAGACCTACAAAGCAGAGATGTTTCCTGGAGACAACAAAGAACATAAAGAACGTGTTGTTGAAAAACCTTACAATAAAACAAACAAACAAATGGAAAAAGAAAAGAACAAAATAGAAGAAGCAGCAAACAAAATCTACAAACTTAAACAGACCTATGGAGACAAATGGAAAAAGTATGTGGACTCCGGCTTATTGAAGTTTTACTACAGGAAATACAAGGAGATAGATGACTTGATTGACAAAGTTATTGATTTTGAATAAGGTATCTTTGACATTTTTTAGGGGTTTTTGACTTATTATAATAATATCTAATATCAATACCTTTAAAAAATGTCAAAGTTATTTAATTAAACTTCAATACATTACAACACATACCATCCATCAAACTGTTTTCAATAGGTGGAAAACCGCTGGACAAGCCAGCTGTCAGGGAAGAGCCTTAAAGGCTCTTCTTTCCACTTATCCAGAACTTGTTATTGAATATTCTATTGTTTGATAGTAGACAGCTACGCTGTCTTTACAATGAAACCTTAACCACATTGGCACAGTCAAACAATAGAATATTTTTTAATAAATAAATAAAACAAAATACCAATGGCAGACAAAGAAACATGCTCCTGGACAGACAAAGACAAAAAGGAGATTAGACAACATATCTTACAATGCATAATAGATGGAATGCATCTGTCCAAACGTTCAATATGGACTGAAGTACATTCAAAATGGCCAACGGATCCTGACTGCACCTTCGACACCATACGAACATTCAACAACATCTATTATTCCGTACAGAAAGAGATCAGAGAAAACACCGACGTCGAGAAAAGTCTCATTGTACAAAAGGCAATAGAAAACTACGAAGACTTAATGCAGAAGGCGATAGACTCTAAAAACTGGCCACTTGCAAAATCAATCCAAGACTCATTAGTAAAACTTGTTGGTGTTGACAAAGTACAGCAGATGCTCAAAGAGGACAAAGATGGCAACCTTGAGTTCCACCTTGACTTTGGTCTTTAATAAATAAAACAAAACATGACAAACAACCAAATAGTAGAAGAACTCATCTCCACTGGATTTGTCAAGAACTACATCAGGAAACGAGCCATCGGCTGGCCACAAGAAGACATTGAACAAGACATCTACCTGATACTGCTTGACTATCCACTGCTTGACGAGATCTACTCCATTGGCGGTATCAACAAAGTCAGAGCACTCACTGCAGGAATCATCCAAAGACATCTCTCAGAAAAGGGTCGAGGCTTTCGTCTTTACAAAAGAGAAATAAAATACACTGATGAAGAAATCCCAGAAATCGGATACGAACAGAAACAAAACATCTATTGACGACATCATCGTAGACTACAGAGACCTCATCAAGGAGTACTCTCTGCCAACCGATGATGAACTTGTTAGAAAACTCCAAAGACTAAACACAACAGAAAGAGACTTGATGATACTGTACATTGCATCCGATTGCCGCTATGGAATATTCGCAAGAATACTTGGTACCAACATCAAATATGGAAAAAATCTAATTGAAAACATTAGAACAAAAATAATAAATATGGAATGATGAATACACTAGACATTTGGCTTTGCATCGGCGTAATCGTAAGTAACTTAGCTTCGATTATTGTTGATATTAAATGTAAAAACAACAAAGAAGAATGATGCTTTATCTAAATCTATTCTTAATTGAACTGATTTTCGTGATAGGACTGGATGTACTCCACTTCTGGGACGAGATCTCCAAAATCATATCAAGAATAATCACGAAAGGAAAGGTGTCAAAACCATTCGACTTGAAACCGTTTAGCTGCTCAACATGCCTCAGTTTCTGGACAAACCTTGTCTACTTGATCTGCACAGGAAACTTCTCAATAGTGAATGTAGCAATCATCATTGTGATGGCAATGCTTGCACCTGAGCTTGGAGGACTCATCTTCATGTTCAAGTCTTGGGTAGATACCTTAATCAATAAAATAACAATCAAATGAAATACCTTTTAGAAAAACTAGACAAAGAAGACAAGAAAACACTCGAGAAGAACATGAACCATTTGAAGACATCTGCTCTGTCAGACTACTGTCTCCCTGTTCTTCAATCAGAAAAAATAAAACTCTGGTCAATTTATCAGAAATACATAAGTGTAAACACTCCTTCGATAAGCTGTCCTAAATGCACTATCAAAGTATGCTCTGCACTTTACAAACTGTATGATGATATGACTAACAAGAAATGAGCGTAATAAACATAAAAGGAATTGATCTCTTTGAACATCAGAAAGCAGTTGTCCGCAAATTCGACACAATGCAGCCTGGTGGTACTCTCGTTGTGAAGTCTTCTCGACAAAAAGGCAAAACGATACTTCTGGAGAATCTGCTCCTTAGACAGTCAATAAACTTTCCAAACACCACTTCAATCTGTGTTGAACCATCTTGGGCACAGAGTCGTCGTGTTTTCAGAGCAATCGTAAAGGCTTGCAAGAAACTTCCAATCATAGAGTCAGCAAACGGTGGTGACATGATAATCACCTTCAAGAACGGCTCAGAAATCTCATTCCTTAGTGGTGCGCAGCAGGTTGACTCTGTCCGTGGTGCTACGGTATCTAAAAATGGAATACTTGCTCTTGATGAAGCTGCATTCTTGAAAGACGATTATGTTTACAAGGTACTTCCGTTCAGAAACGCAAACAGAGCAAAGGTAGTTGCCTTCTCAACACCTCTCTTCAAGCAAGGGTACTTCTGGGAAGAATACAAAGGTGCTCTTGAAGGACTTATTGGAAACGAACTCATTGACTTCAACGATTATGACACCTCAATGCTCTACCCGCCGGAACAACAGGAACATGACAAGGCAACAATGCCTGCTCTCATCTACTTGACTGAAGTTCTTGGTGAATTTGCAGATGCCTTCGGTACGGTGTTCGGTGACATAAACAGTCTCATTGCAGTACCTGACAACAATGAAGTTGACAGTCTCGGAATAGACTGGGGAACAGGACAGAACGCTGACTTCACCGCCATCGTAGGATTCAACAAACTGCATCAGATGACCTTCTGTGACGGATGGAATGACGTCTCACCAACAGAGCAGATAAACCAGATAATGAAGATAATCGAGAGAACTCATCCAAAGAAGATAACAGTGGAAACGAACTCAATAGGCGAAGTGTACTTTGACAATCTCAAAAAGGCAATACAGAAATCACATCTAAATGCATCTCTTAAGGGGTTTGAAACAACCAACAGCTCAAAGAGAAAAATCATCGAGAACCTTGCCGTAGCTTGCCAGAATGGTACAGTCACGATACTGGATCATCCAATCTTGAAATTGCATCTTGCTGCTTATGAAGTTGAACCAACAAGAACAGGAAAGATAACATACAACGGTGCGCAAGGAACTCATGATGACTTCTGCATAGCATCTGCAATCGCATTCAATGAACTCACAAAGAACACTTCTTACGTATTCGGAAGTGCAAGATAAAATAAATAAAACAAAAAAGAATATGTTAGTAGGAATTGACTATTCTCTAAACTCACCTGCAATCTGTATTGAAACATTGAAGGAAGGAAAACCGTTCTACAACTTCATCACCGTACAGAAAAAGGACAACAAATGCAACAGAAAACTCAATATGCTGAATGACGTACAAGTTATTGTACTTGAGAAAGAGAATGCTTCTGAGTTTGACTTCATAAACAAACAGACAGATACAATCATCCAGTGTATTGAGCAGATAATGAACCTGCACAAAGAGAAAGAACTCATTATTGGAATCGAAGATTACATCTATTACAGTCAACAAAGCTCACTGATAGACATTGTGCAAGCAACTACAGTATTGAAGTACAAAATCATCAAGAAATGGGGAGAAGGCACTCTGAACAAATACTCGCCAACACATGTCAAGAAAACATTTGCAGAAAACGGAAAGGCTTCTAAAGATGATATGCTCTTTGCATACAACAGAATGAAACTTACAAACCCTTTCGCGGAATGGTGCCACAAACTCTCAAAGAGTCACAAACCTGAAGAAGACTGCATTGATGCCTTCGCAGTATTGACAACATTAAAATCAGAAATGAACAAATGAACTGGAAACAAATAACACTCCACCAATGGAAACAGCTTGAAGAAATCTCGAACAAGGAATATGAAGATGACATTCTGAAGACAGCATACATCATCTCTGTTGTGTTTGGAATAGATGATCCGATGGAATTGACACCTTCAAAATTCAATGCATTTGTAAGTGATCTCAGCTTCTTGACAGAATCCATACCTGAAACCAAACTTTGCAACACTTACACAATCAACGGGACAAAGTACAACTTCGATGGAAACTGCTTCTCAATGACTATGAGCCAACTGATGGACTGGAGGTCATTCTCTACCGCAGAGCATATCGACTACGGAAACTGCCTTAGTGTATTCTTGGTACCTGAAGGACACAAGTACAATGATGGGTACGATATGGAGAAGACTCTTGAAGACATTGACTTGTTGCCGATAACAGATGTTATGAAGATCTTTTCTTTTTGGCAGGCCGGGTTCGTGCTCTTTACAGAAACTTTGACACGTTATTTGAACAAACAGATGAAGAGTATGAATCTAAGCCCGGCACAAAAGGAAACAGTGAAGGAGAATCTACAGAAGTTGCAAGAGATCGTTGGGACATCTTACCCTATGCAATAACATATTGCAAGGTAGCGAATACACCACTTGAGAAGACTCTTGAAACGGATGCTGTGCTGGTTCTGAATGTGGTGTCATACGAACTTGACAGGATAGAGAAACAGAACAAACAACTTAAGAAGGGTACTGTCTCATAAGAGTACCCTTTAATATTTTAAATAAAACAACAAAATACTAATGGCAGTATCAAACAGTACAGAAGAAGTTAAGACAGTATTAACCATAGATACCACTAAATCTGCTTCCTCAATGAAGGAGTTAAGACAACAGATTAAGGAACTCAAGGATGAACTTGTTGGTTTGGATGAAGACTCTCAGGAATATGCAGACACCCTTGTAGTCTTGGGTGAGAAAATGCATCAAATGAGGGAGGTGAATGAGGCAGTAGGAAGAACCAACACAGAATGGACAACCACACTTGGACATGTTACTAATGTTTTGGGTGGCGGTGTAGCAGCAGTGCAAGGAATGACTGCAGGACTATCATTGCTTGGTGTTGAGATGGGTGATGACAACAAACTCACTCAGAATCTTGTCAAGTCAATGTCATTATTGCAGTCTATTGCTTCGATGAAACCAGCAATAGACTCATTCAGGACTCTTACTACTGTAATGAAGTCTAACATTGCTGCTGCAGGTGGCCTTGGTAAAGCACTCAAGGAACTTGCAATCTCAAATCCGTTCACAGCAATATTGGCAGGAGTTGTCGCTGTCGGTGCTGCAGTCGCAAAGGTGACTTCTCTAATCAATGAACAAAGAGATGCACAAGCAAAACTCAATATGGAATACGAAAACAGCGCGATGCAAGATGCGTATGATGAGCTAGCAGTCAAGTTGAACAACCAGACAGAGTTGATGAAGATAAATGGTGCAACCGATTATGAAGTGTTCTTGCAGAGAAAAGCAAATGCAAAACAACTTCGTGATGAGGCTGAGAAGAATGTGTTCCATTATCAAAAAATGTCAATGGAAAGAAACAAACATGACAGAAAAGCAGCAGAAGAGAATCTCAAGATATGGACAGACACCTACAACGAAAGACAGAAAGCATACACCGATTTGATAAACTCTGCTCCTGTTGAACAAGCTCGTGCAGACAAAGCAGAAAAGGAAGCAGAAGAGAAAAGGAAAAAGGAAAGACAGCAAGCATACAAAGATAGACAATCAAAGGCTAAAGAGGCACAACAGAAACTTTACAAACAACAAGATGATGCTTACAAGCACGAACTCTCTTTGCAGAAACAAGCATACGAACAGCAGAAACAGCAAATAGAGAACAGATACAAACAAGACATCATCCTTGCTAATGGAAATGCTGACGACATTGCTAAAGCAGAGAAGAGAAAAGCAGATGCAATGTGGAAGATAAACTCAGAAAACTACACAAAACTCATCAAACTTGCAGAAGACTACAAGAAGACAGTTTCCGAAAGAGACAATAAAGATGGCTCTCAGACTGCAAACCTTGATGCACTCAATGAAACCATCATCAGTCTTTCAAACAGTTTAGACCAAGCTGCTAATGATTGGCAGTCATTCAACCACGAACAGTCCATTGCAACTGCTGAGGCAGACAGGTTGAAAGAATCACTCAAAGGAGAAACTGAATACATCAACAAACAGACAGAACTAACCAAACAGCATAATGAAAGATACCTTGCTCTCATCAAATCAAGATACACCTTGCAAGCAGACCTTCAAGCAGAAGCTATCCGTTTTGAGAGAGAACAACTCCTTAATGACAACACAAACATAGACAGTCAACTGCAGGCTCTTGAAGCAGAACATGCTGCTAAGTTGATATCAGAAGAAGAGTACTTGAACCGAAAAGCTCAACTCGAACAACAAGCAGCAGATAACTCTGCAAGATTGAGAGAACTTGATGTCTTAGATGAGAAGAACAAACTCGATAAAAAGAAAGAGTTGAATGAAATCTACAGTCAAGCAATCTCTGCAATAAGTGGTGCATTGACTTCTGTCCTTGATGCAGCTGCACAACAAGAAGACATCTCCTTCGAGACACAGAAGAAACTACAGATAGCAAGTACTATCATAACAACATTGACTGCTGCAATGGAAGCATACAAATCTGTGGCAGGAATACCTTTTGTTGGAGCATACCTTGCACCAGTAGCAGCAGCAAGTACCATCGCAACTGGTATGTTGAATGTAAGAAAGATCCAACAGACAACAAAGAACAGTACAAACACCGCAATGACAACAGGCGCAGTGCAGACGGTGCAGACACCTACTCAGATGACAAACATAACCGGCTTCAGTGACAACATTGAGTTGCCTGACCAAAGAGTTTACGTACTTGAGCAGGACATAACTGATGCACAGAGTCGTGTTGCAAGAGTGGTAACAAACAGTGAAATCTAAAATAAAGTACAATAATGTTAAGTACAACAAAACCAATCATTTTGACATTCCAAGTTCCATTGCTCAACAAATACTACTATTACAGAACAATCAGCAATGGTACAACAGTATACTTTGGAAAAACATTTTCCTACAATGACAACGGCTCTACTGTTGTAAAGTTAGACCTCAGAAGAATACTCCAGTCCAATGCATACAACAGTCAGTACTCATTGGCACCTGTGTATGACACTACAAACCAGATCTACACACCAAGTTTCTCTGCTACAAAACGTTTTGCAGACACCGACATAATGCAGGAATATGTTGTCCAGATAGAATCTGACCTTGAAGGAACTGTCGTTGCTACACAGAATGTTCTTGTCACCTCTGCTTATGACCTTAAGGCTGATATGCCAGCACCTGCAAACATCGTTGGCTTCATCAACCCATTGTCATACAGAACAAACCTTGTGCCGCACTATCCAAATGCAGTGACAGACAAGTATGGAATCTACTTCTTCACAGAGCACCGTAGTGGAGTAACTACAGACTGGATCTACTTACTTGACACTCCACTATGGAATGAACATTACTACCAGTTGACATCTTCAAGCAACCTGGACACCTCTTCTCACATTGGCTACAGAAACACTCTTCCGTTCAATGTGACAATGAGAACATTCTTCACAGACATTGTAAACGCATTTGAGGGCACAAC